ATTAGGCCGCTTGTACGGTCAATAACCTCTACCGTGACTTTGCTTGCTGACTCAGCTGTACGGAAAGATTGCAGCGCGCCGCTTGTATCCCGTGTCATACCTAACTTAGCCATATACAGCTGTAGAGCTGCATCATCAGCTGCGTTTTGTTGATCTAGTAAGTCTGCAAAAGCATTAGCACGCGCCGTAGCTGCATCCGCATATTCTAGGATTGCCGATACTGAGGCTTTAGCAGCTACATCCTTAGCAACAGGTGCTACGTAATCGCCTACTGGGATACCTGAGCCTAGTGAGCCGCTTGTAACCACAGGCATTTTTGATTGTGCGTTAGCCGTAGCCAACAGCCTTAGCATCTCCTCAATTTTGAGCAAAGCTAAATTAAGGTTGTTTTGATCAATAAGCTCTTTAGGCTTTAGAGCATCTAGGATATTTTTAATATCTGTGAGCTTGTAGCTTTGGTTTTGTAGCGTGCCTAATATCTGTAAATCTTTGTCCAACTTTGCAGCCAGGCGTGTAGCAGCTGCAACATCTTTATTAGCAATTGCATCCTCTAGCGCCAATATGTCTTGCTTTACTGTCAGGCGTGCTAGGTCATTAGCCAGCTGTAAGCGTTGCTGATCTGTAGCAGCTAGGCCTAGCTTGTCAATCTCCTGTTGTTTAGCCAATAAGGCAGCTTGGATTTGAATAGCATCAAGGTTAAAAACATCCTGACCTTTGCCTAAAGCCAGGGCAGCCTTATCAAGGGCAGCCTGATCTTTCTTTGCTTTAGCTGTAGCAGCTGCGCTTTTAGCCTGATCCTTAGCCAATTTAGCAAGCTCTTTATTGCGCTTGATAGCATCCAGCTCAGCCTTTTTAGCAGCTGCCAAAGCTGCACGGCCTGTATCTTGATTTGCCAAACTCATAGGCTGGCTAAAAGGTTGTGGCCCCTTAACCTCTTTGATTAGCTCCTCTAGGCGCTGTGGGCTAAATCGGCCTAGTACGTTACCTACAAGGCCAAAAGCACCCTTAACAATTCCTGCACCTGGGATACTGGCAATTTGCTCTTTGAGATATACGATACTGTCAATAAAATTAGCTAGTGATGATGCGGCGCTTTCAATCTGCCCGCCTACCTTGCTTATGCCGTCACTACCGCCTAACGAGCTAATAGCGCCTAAAAGGCTTGTGCCAATAGTCTCACTAGCATTAGAGGCTGATACTTTGAGTAAATCCATTTGCCCTGTATAAGAGCTAAGGGCAATAGCACCTGACCCACTAAACCTTTGGTTGAGGGTATCTACTATCTCATCAAACGACATAGCCTTAATTTCGGCCTGCGTTAAACCTAGCTTTAATTGCTTTAGGCCTTTTGTATTACCTACGTATGCCTGTGACAGTAACTCTACAGTTGAGGCATAGTCTAGGCCTGAGCCGCTTGAAACATCAAAGGCAAGCCCCATTAGCTTTTGAGTTTGTGCTACTGATCCCGTTACAGCTGCAAGGTTAGAAAAAGCAGGGCGTAGGGTGTCATCTAAAATACCCGTTTGGCTCTGTAACTTATTGATAAAGTTTTCTACGTCAACTGAGGCATAAGCCAAACCAACATTTTTTAAGCTGTTAGCTAATAACTTTTGTGCCTTAATATCATCACTAGCTGCCTTAACTGAGGCTTTGCCGTATGCCAAAACAGCCCCAGCGCTCAGGGTTACACCTAGCGTGCGGCCTAGATTTTTTACGCTACCTGTAAGTTTCTTAGTGGCTTTGTCTGCATCAGCAAAAGACTTTTTGCCTAAAAACTGGCTGGCTATATTGATTACTAGATCAGTTGCCATTATGCGGCTCTTTTCGTTTGCTCATAAAACATAGCTGATGACTTTTCAATAGCTCTAATTACAGCTGCGTTAGCCCTGCCGTTATCCTCAGCCCAGGCGCGATAGATCAAACGGCCTGTTTGCTTTGTTGTGGGGCGGCCAACCATACCTTTAGGGCGAGCGTTGACTAGCTGGCCTGTTGAGTTGAGGTTATCAATAAACTGTTTGCCCGCATCAGGGTTGAGTGAGTTGTTATAGCCCTTACGGTCACCGCCTGGCGGTAGGTAATAGTTGAGCTGAAAATCTGCGGTTGGATAATCCTCAGCGCCGCTTGTGCGATAGACACGGCCCACGCGCTTATAAACAGGTTGGCCCTGAGGGTTTTTACGGCCAGCTGTTTCATAGATAGCACCGCCAGCTGACTTATTAAGGATACGAGCCAAAGCCACAAAGCCATTTTTGTTTGGCTTTGAGGGTGCTGTGCTATAGGTAATGCCTGCCTTAGCTTGTACAGAGTTAAACTTTGGAAAAGGCCTATAGGTCAGGTTTTCTATACCCGATATATTTTTAGTCCAGCCTGACAATACCTGGCCGTCACTAGGCACAAAACCACGTGCTACCTGGGTAACTGTCTTTAAAGCTGCACCCATTTCAGTTTGAGTTTCTTTTGCTAGATCAGGCGCAAAACGTTTAAGAGCTACGCGTAGTTGTACGGCCCCCTCTAGCTCTACTGGCATTTTGTAGCTCCTTAGCTCTATCGTGTAAAACTCTAATCATATTGCGTAGCATTACGTCATCAAGGTCTAGTAATTACTGGGGCGCGATACCCGTTTCAACGGCTAGCTGCGCTATGAGGTAACCAAAGTTACCGCGCCCCACTATTCCAAAGGGGCATCATCTAATACCTCAACGCGTATTAAGGTATCTAAAAATGCGGCCCCAAAAGGCTCTACTGTCTCGCCGCTTGTGCGTATGCACTCCCAGGCAAGCCAATAAATATCACTTTGCTTTTCATCATCTCTAAAGGCTTTATGAAAACCTTTTTTTGCATATAACTCAAAGGCATACTCAATACGCGGCGTTATTTGATGCTCTGTAATATCGCCGTTAGCCCTTGTGATTTTAAGTCGTGCCATTGTGTTAGCCCCTTTTCTAGTTTGTTATGCGGTTGTAATTACAATAGGTGAGTTACACGTAAAAGTAATGCTCTGTGTTGACTCATCAGCAACGGTGCCGTTAATGTCGGTTGTGTTGTTAACCAAAACCGTGGTGCTGTATAGCGGGTTGGTTGTTGAAACCGCCGCGCTTGTCTGCTTTAGAGTTAGTGGCACGGTTGTACCCCAGGCAGCTTGTAGTGTTGCGCGAACAGCGCCCGCACCTGAGGCTGCATCATCATTTAGAAAATCCAAAGTGATAGTGCTGGCCTCTAAGCCCTTAACAAACTTATGAGCGCTATCGCCCATAGCTGTAACCTCTAGCTCATCAAAGCTACGGTTGATTGTTGCGCTTGTAACGTGATCAGATAGGACTACGCTATTTAGAGTAGCCGTTACGCCGTTTGATAAGAAAATCGCCATTTGGGCTATTCCTCTACTTTCTGTGTTGTTGTTTCTTTAGGTTGGGTTTCTTTAATCTCCTTTGGCAAACCTTGCCCAATTTTGATTAAAAACGCTTTTTCTTCATCTGATAATGACACTTTATTTACTCCCAGCTCGTTAGTACGGATATTTGTAGATCAGCTGTTAAAAGGTCACCGCTAGCAACACTCAGTACGGCAGGTGCGGATACAGCGGTAACGTTAAAAACAATAGAGCTTGCTGCTAGTTTCTTAAACACAGCTACTATTGTGTCCTCTATGCCTTTTAGGTTGCCCTCATTATCAAACATAGGCACGGTCATAATAATTTTAAAGTTGGCCATAGGCGCAATAGTGGCGTATGAGTTATTGCCTGGCGCGATATATGGATCAGCTGGGGCAACGCATACGCTGTTGGCCAATACGTTGCTTGGCGGGTAGGCAAAAACGCTCCAAACACCTGCATTAGTAAGAGCCGTAGCAATTGTTGTACGTAAAGTTGTTATTGCAGCCATCATCCCACCATAGCCGCGGGTGATAAATACGGCGCTAATAATCCACGGATAGAGGCCATGAGTGTATTTGACATTTTAAACGGGCTAGGGCTGTAGCCGTCAACACTTGTGCCGCCGTTTTGTGTGCTAAAACGTGCTGTCCAAATATTTTCAGCAAGCATAAGTGCAGCTGCATTAATTGCAGGTGTGTTTGCATACGTTGCTGTTTTTGTATCGTCACCTGTCATAGTGCCGTATGGCAATACGCGCCTAAAGTTTTGGTTGGCAGCTGTCTTTGCATACTGGATAAAGCTGTAGCCCTGTGGAAATTGCCAATAGTTAAGCTGCATATTAAACGCTGGCAAAATATTAGCTGTGCCTGTGCTAAAAGGTACTGTGCCTGTAATTGTGTAAGTGCCGTTAAAAGTTGAGCCAGCACCCGCAATTGTCACGCTTTCGCCAGTTGTAAAAATACCTGGGTTAGCGATCATTACAGTAGCTACGTTATCAACCAAAGCTGTGCCAACAACAGGTGCGCTGTCAAACCACAAAAAGCCATTAATTAAATCTTGTGCTGCCTGGCAGGTGTCCTCAATCCAGGTGTAAGAGTCGTACAGGGTGCCAACACCCAAAGAGGCTTTAAGTGTTGCAGCCGTTACGTAGGTTGCTGGCATTTGTGTACTCCTTACTTTAAAAGGTTTGGTAGGGCTCAAAGGGCTAAGAGCCCTACCAAACTATTAGTGGGTTGTTATCAGGTTAGGTTGTAACGTACAAGGCCCTTAGGCATTTTTACGATAGTTGCCATAAAGCCATAGATAGCAACCTGTACCTGTAGGTTTGAAACTACGTTAACTGACATATACGCCTGTGGTGAGCGATATACGGTCATAGCCTCAGGTGCGACAATGAAGGCTGAGTCATCAATAGTTGTGCTTACCATTTGATGATCAACGTATAGATCAAGGCCTAACACGTTACCGCGGATTGAGGTAGGTGTTGAAAGGCCGCCTGAGTTCATAGGTGCCGCTGCGTTGTAAATAGGGCGGCCTGTTGAGTCTGTTGCACCCATTAGCAAGCTCCATTGTGAAGGGCCAGCAACATAGTTACGTGCAAAGTAGCTTGTATTTTTGTAGATATTTGCAGACTCAGTAGATACGTAGCTGATAATGCCAGCTGATGTAGCTGCTACAGCTGTACCCTGTACGCCACCTGCAACAACGTCAGCAATTACAGCTGCATCTGTTGCTAGTGAGTAAGCGCGCTGTAACTGATTTGTGAGCTCAGCGTAAAAGTTAGGATCTGCGCTCTCTAAAAGCTCTACGCTAAGTGTGTTCATACCTGCGTACTTCTTTACTGTACCTGAGAGGTACTGAGTAACCATACCTGTATTAGCAACAGCGCCAGCCTCAGCCTCAACTGTTACAACAGGTGCAACGCCTGATTGACCGCCAGCGGATGTAACCAAAGACGGTACGTTAATTGTCATACCTGAGCTAGGCAAAACGCCTGAGCTAAGAGCATTAATCATAGGTGTATCAAAGTTTGTATTTGAAACAAACTCTGAAAGGTACTGAGTAGGGTTAAACGCTGGGTTTGTTGTGTATGAGTCATCAGCTGCGGTTACGTATAGCTTTGACTCATCATTACCCATAGCTGCCTTGATCTTATGCTCTGTGTATGTAGCCATTGATGTAATAGGTGTACGTACTCGCTGTGAGTTAAGCGCGCTAGGTAGGATGATTTTACGAGCTGCCTCTACTGTAGGTGCAGCCTGCTCTGTGGCATCTACTGCCTCAGGTGCGGATTGATCGGGGGCTGTAGTCACAGCGGCCTCGCTTTCGTTTCGGTTTCGGTTTCGGTTTCGGTTGTTGTTGTGTTTATTACGGTGTTAGTTGTCGTAACTTTTGTGCTTGTAGATAAAGCTGCATCTACTGGCATATCGCCAGCTTGTGCAGCAATTTTTTGCACCGCGGCGCTCGCAAAAGCGGCGCTCTCAACGAGTGACACTTCGCGTAAAGTGGCAGCGGTGACCAGGAGATAATCCTTTTCAGGCTTTGATGCTGTGACCTCAACACCAACGGATAAGCCGTCCATTAATTGCTCCTGGGCTAGCAAAATGGCATCAGTACCACGTGATGAGGCACTTACTTTAAAGCTGGCATATAAACCGTCTTTAGCTGATGTAATGCTCTGCATACGTCCTACAGGTTTTGAGTTGTCGTGAGACATTAAAAGTTTTACGCGGCTAGGTTCAGCTGCAACGATTGAGCCCTCAGCAAAAACAACTTTGCCAGCTGAGGTGTATCCAATTTCGCCATACGGTGCAATTTTGCCTGAGATAGTACGGCGCTCACCGCTATCTACAGCCTCAACGTTACCGCTAAAGGTTAATATCATTTGTTGTTATCCCCTCATTTAGGCCCGTAGGGCTTAGTTGTTCCATACTTTGAGCTTGCTCTAAATCAATTAAACCTAGATTTAGCATTTTTTCAATTGCATCCAAACGTGCAGCTGTATCTGCTCGTAGAAAAGTTTCATCTAGTGCAAAGCGCACAACGTTACCGTGCGCCGTAATATCATCCATTGATAAACGGTTTTCAATTGCACTAATAAAAGGCTGCAAAGAATAAGCAACAAACTCTTTGCGCCCGTCTAAAATATTTTGGTAAGTCATACTGTTGTTCATATCCGCGCTGATGTAATAGGCGGGTACGTTCATTAAACGGCTAATTTCAGTAGCTAAATACTGGCTACTTTCGTTATAGGTCATTTCTTTGGGCGAAAAGCCAACCTGTTGATAATCCAAAGTGCTAGTTAAATACGCTGTGCTACGTGAGTTACGTGCAGCTTTCCAGGCAGCTAGCAAACCGCTAATTTGTGCCTCAGGTAGATCAGCACCGCTATTTTTAATAAAGCCTGTTGGCATAGGTGTAGCAGCGGCAACACTTGCTGCCTTTTGTACGTCAATTGCAGCTTGAATAGTACGCGCGCCTGTTTCTAATACGCCAGGTAATAGTGATTGAAAAGTAACGAGTGAGCCAATACCCGACATAGGGGCGCGCTCACCGTTAACGCTGTAATACTGTACCTCGTCACCAAACTCATTAGTTGTAACTGTTACGCGAGTATTAGATACCCACTCAAACCCACTAGGCCGCCCGTCATCAGCATATAGTGATGTAACACGCCAATAAGCAACACCGTAAAACAGCAAACTATCTACTGTATATGCAATTGTAACGCTACGTGGCTGGCGCATATCAGGTTGGTCAAGCCATAAAGGGCTTTCCAATTTAACGCCTGTAGATTTTTTGTATAGCTCTAAATCAATACTTGAAATAACACCTGCAATTAAATTACGGCATCTAGCAACAGCGGGTACTTGCAAAGCTACAAAGCGATCCATAAAAGGCGCGCCTGTACCTGTGTTATATAAACCGCCAAAGCTATAAACACCTGCGCCGTAACCCTGCGACATAATGGCAGGGGCTAGTTGCGCGGTTATATCTTTTTTGCCTATGCCAAAAGTTTGCAACAATCCCATAACCTAATAATGGCGCAATTGTCAACGATAAAAGCCTAAAAACACCTCGGCGTGTCTAAACATAGACTTTGGCCTCACTTACGGGCTGGGCCAGTATGTGGATCACCATAGCCAGGCCGATAGGGATATCCACGGGGCCAGCTGACTTACGGCGCACAATGCGCCAGGCATCACTTGTAATTTTAGCTGCACAGTTGGCCATTTGTTGGATCAGCAAATCTTGCCCGCTATGCCGCAATCTATCGTTTACTAAATAGTCGTGGAAATCTGAACACGCGGTATAAAAGGTTTGGCCTGATATATCGCGCGTTTGTACACCCGCATTTTGTAGCCTTTGGGCAATACTGGCGGTTGTGTATTTGTCGTAACAAACAACACGTGGGTAGTACAGGTCTGCCCACTTTTTAATCTGGCAGCTATAGCAAGCTCATCAACGGCAACCTGTGAGCTGTAGGTATCTAACACAGCTACACCTATGCGCCCGTCAGGCAATATTTGCCCCATAACTAAACTTGCATCACGTTTTGAGGGGCTTACGTCAAAGCCAAACACAGTTAAAGGCCCAGGGCTCATTTTGAGGTTTATGTCGCTGGCATCCTCAACCGCGCCGTGTGGCCAGGGGCTTTGTAAGCTGTCAATCCATTGTGACAAGCTCTCTGTGCGAAATTGCTCAGTTGTTTGAATAGTTAAGGCCTCCTCTAAGGCTGCCTCAGTAATCAGTACGCCCATAGCAGGATTAGCAGCGGCCCAGCCTTTGCGGTCATCTAAAGCTGCAAACTGGGGCGCGCTATATTCGTAATAACCCATTGAGGCGGGCGGATTAGATAAACAGCGCTCGCGCACCTCGTTAAGAGTTTGGCTCCAGGCATCACCTGCGTTACTGGCCATTAAAGTTTGAGAGTTAGGCCGTGCGCGGGTAATAGGCATAGCTGCGGCAAAGGCAACCTGATCTACTTCACGTAGCTCATCTATGAAAAGAAAATCCGCGGTAGCACCGCGGGATGAGTCTCTAGTAGCTGCGCGTACGTCTAGGCGAGCGCCTGACTTTAAGACTATGGCCTCATTA